AACTGCTTCAAATGACTTTAGACGTGTATGTTTAATAAGAGATCCAGACTCTGGTGGTTCTGCTGCTTCAGCAACTACTTTAAGAGGAACAAAAGCAATTCGTATGGCTGCTTCTCCAACACCAGGTACATTTACTGTTGATGAAGAAATCAATCAGGCAACTACAGGTGCTGTTGGTAAAGTTGTAGAATGGGATGCTACAAACAGAATTTTATACTATATTCAAACAAGATTTAATGACGAAGGTGCAGATAGTAATGGTAACTTAACTGCCTTTTCTACTGCTGCTGTTATTACAGGACAATCTTCAAGTGCTACGGCTACTCCTGATACAGGATTTACTAATAATGTAAATGGTGCTTCATTTACTGCTGGTTATTCTGCTTCAGAAATAGACGCTGACACTGGTGATGTTATGTACATTGAGAACAGAGCACCGATTACTCGTGCTACTGACCAGACAGAAAATGTTAAACTTGTTATTGAATTTTAATAATTAGGAAGAGAGAGAATGCCAAGTCCAACTGATTTCAATGTCAGCCCTTACTATGACGATTATACAGAGTCGAAAAAGTTTCATAGGATTCTTTTTAGACCTGCGTTTGCTGTACAGGCTAGAGAATTAACTCAATCTCAAACTCAATTACAAAATCAAATTGAAAGAGTATCTGACCACCTTTTTGATAAAGGTGCTATGATTATTCCAGGTGAGATTGGATATGATTTAAATTATTATGCTGTTAAATTAACTTCAAAATCTGCTTCAAGTGTAACTGATTATATTGACACAGTAGTTACAGGTGGTACTTCAGGAGTTACTGCTAAAGTTGTAAACGCTGTTGCAACTGATGGAACTGATCCAGATACTTTATACGTTAAATATTTAAATACAGCTTCAGACGAGTCAACAATTGTATTTACAGATGGTGAAACAATTACATCTGATGGTTCAGGTACACCAACTGCTGTCGTTGATACAACAGCAACTGGTTCGGCTGCACAAATACAACAAGGTGTTTATTACATCAATGGATTTCACGTTCAAGTATCAGCACAAACTTTAATACTTGACAAATATACTAACACTCCAAGTTATAGAGTAGGTTTAACGGTTTCAGAAACTTTTGTTACTCCTGGTGATGATGCCACTTTAAATGATAATGCAGCAGGTTCATCTAATGTCAATGCACCTGGTGCTCACAGATTTAAAATAGAATTAACATTAACTAAAAAATCATTAACAAGTACCGAAGATACAAATTTTTATGAGTTATTAAGATTATCAAGTGGTACTTTACAAAATCAAGTTAGAACAACTGAATACGCTGTATTAGAAGATACTTTTGCTAGAAGAACATATGACGAATCAGGTGACTACACAGTTAGAGCATTTGATATAGATGTTAGAGAACATTTAAATGACGAAGCTGGTAATCGAGGAATATATACATCAGCAAATGGTGGTGACAATGCTAAATTAGCAGTTGGTATTTCTCCAGGTAAAGCATATGTTAGAGGATATGAAATAGAAAAAATTGGTACAACTTTTGTTGATGTAGATAAGGCAAGAGATTTTGATACTCAAAATAACTTTAATACAAGATTTGATGTTGGTAACTTTGTAAATGTTACAAACATTTATGGTTCACCAGATGTAGGATTTGTTTCTGGTGATGTAGAAGCTTTCAAAGCAGTTAATTTATATAAAACTGCTACAGGTTCTCGTGGTACTGAACAATCAACAAGTGGTGCAACTGTACCTCAAATTGGTCGTGCTAAATCCAGAGGTTTTGAATATTCATCTGGTAATGCTGCTTCAAATATTTTTGCTAGTGGTTCACTAACAAGTGCAATATACAGACATTATCTGTTTGATATTACAATGTTTACACACTTAAATATTACAACCGACCAATCATTTACTACAGGTGAAGTTGTAACAGGCAGTACCTCAAATGCTACTGGTAATGTACAAAGTGTTTCAACAACAAGGTCAGTTGCGATAACTGATATTTCAGTCGCAAGTCCAGGTGTTGTAACTGCAACATCACACGGTTTTGAAGAAGGACAACAAGTTACAATTTCAGGTGCAACCTATCAAGTTGATTCAACTGCTCAAGGCACTGCTGTATTTACAGTTAGAAATCCAGACACAAACACTTTTGAATTATATGATACAGATGGCACAACAGCAATAAATGTAACTTCATATGCTTCAGGTGGTACTGCTACACACGGTGTTGTAGTAATATCAAATGTACAAGGAGATTTTTCTGCTGGAGAAACTATTACAGGTGGTACTTCTTCTAATACTGCTGTAATTCAAGCAGATGCTGTAGGATTTAAAGGTGTTACAGATTTTGATTTTCCACAAATTAAACAAATTGGTATGGCAGGTTCGCCAACTTATACTGCTGATACAGCACTTGATGCTACAAACGGAAGTAACTTTACATTAACAGGAACAATTGATATTGGTTCAGGTTCTGCTGATGTACAAGGTATTAATACAAGATTTGCTGAAGAATTAGTTGTAGGTGATTCGATTTCATTTACAAACGATAGTGGTAATACAGAAACAAAATTAGTAGAGGCAATTATTTCTAATTCTAGTTTAACACTTAATAGTGTAACAGCTGCAGCTTCTACAAAAACAATTATAACGAGAAGACGAAGTGTTATTCAATCACCAGAAAAAAATGTTTCTATATTTAAGTTACCATATGAAACAATTAAAACTTTAAAAACAACTAATAATTCTGGTATCACAGACACAAACTTTACAGTAAGAAGACATTTTACTGCTACACTTTCTTCAAATGGTGATGCTACAATTACTGCTGGTACTAACGAAACATTTAGTGCTTTAGCAGAAAAAGATTTTTCAGTTTCAATTATGACAACAGGTGCTGGTACTTCAGGTGCTGTTGGAGATGTTTTAAGTTTAACAGGTAATAACCACGAAGGTGATCCTATTTTTGTATTAGGCGGTTCACCATCAGGTAAAACATTAACATTAGATTTTGGTACTGATTATCAAGGTCATAAAGTTAAAATACTTGCTACTGTAAATAGAAGTGTTGCAGGCTCAAAAACAAAAACACTTAACTCAAATACAACTGTTCAAAAAACAGGTCAAACTGAAATTGAGTCTGGTACAATTGGTTTAGGAAAAGCAGACGTTTATCGAATTAATGCTGTTTATATGTCTGCTGACTTTAGTACAAATGCTACAGCCAGTGATACAGATATTACAAGTCGTTTTGATTTCGATACAGGACAAAGAGATAACTTCTATGATATAGGTAGATTAAGATTAAAAAATGGTGAAATTACTCCAACAGGTAGATTACTTGTTGACTTTGATTACTTTTCACATGGTTCAGGAGATTACTTTGATGTGGACTCTTATTCTGGTGTAATTGATTATGAAGATATCCCTGCTTATATATCAACAACAACTGGTGTAAGATATGAATTAAGAGATAGTTTAGATTTTAGACCAAGAGTTGATGACGCTTCAACTATTAATTCAGGTTCGCAAGACCGTTCATTTGATGGTAGTGGTGCCTCAACAGTTGATCCAGTAGAATTTGGTTCTGATATATCTTCAGATTTTGAGTTCTATTTAGGAAGAGTAGATAAAATTTATTTAGATAAAGATGGTAACTTTAAAGTTTTAAAAGGTTCAAGTTCGGCACAACCAAGAGTGCCTGGTACACTAGACAATGCTATGCACCTATACACATTATTTTTACCAAGTTATACTTTAAGTACCGCTGAAGTTGGTATTGAACACGTTGATAATAAACGTTATACAATGAGAGATATTGGAAGAATAGAAAGTAGAATTGAAACCGTTGAATACTATACTCAATTATCTTTATTAGAAACAGCTGCACAAAATTTACAGATACAAGACGCTGATGGTTTTGACAGATTTAAAAATGGATTTGTTGTTGATAATTTTACAGGTCACAATATAGGTGATGTTGGAAATAATGATTATAAAGCTTCTATTGATTATGCTGAAGGACAATTAAGACCAACATTCCATGAAGACGCTGTACAATTAATTGAAAGAGATGACGATGGTACTGCCATTGTTGCCGCTGATAGAACAGCTGCAAACTATCAAAAAACTGGTGACTTAATTACGTTACCATACACAGAATCAACTTTAATTGACCAACCATATGCTAGTAAATCAATTAATGTAAACCCATTTGGTGTATTTACTTGGATTGGTTCAATAGAATTAACTCCACCAAGTGATGAGTGGAAAGAAACAGAAAGAGCACCTGAATTAGTTATTAATAATCCTAATGGAAGTTGGGATAACTTAACAAGAAATACAGGTAACTCTGCTCAATTGTCAGAATTTCCTATGTCAACTGTTTGGAATGAATGGCAAGATACTTGGACAGGTCGACCTGTTGAAACAGAAAGAAGACGTGTAGGTACATATAGAAGAAGACAAGGTCACGGATGGGGTGTAGTTGCTAGAGAAGAAATTACAACAGCACAACAAGTTTCTCAAACAAGAACAGGTATTAGAGCAGTTGCTGTACCAGAAACAGTTAGAACATCAATTGGTGATAGAGTAGTTTCAGTTGCTTTTGTTCCATTTATTAGAAGTAGAACATTAACATTTGTCGCTACAAGAATGAAACCAAATACAAGAGTATATCCATTCTTTGATAATATTGATATATCTTCATATGTAACACCAGATGGTGGTTCATTGGGTGGTAATTTAGTAACAGACGCAAATGGTAAAGTTGAAGGAACATTTGCTATACCTGATCCAAAAGTTAACGCAAATCCTAGATGGAGAACAGGTCAAAGATTATTCAGATTAACAAGTTCATCTACAAATAGTTTAACAAATGCAAACGTTGAAACAGCTGCAAACGCTGAATATGTTGCAAGAGGTTTATTAGAAACTGTAAGAGAAACTATTTTATCAAGTAGAGAAGCTCGTGTTGAAATGAGAAGTGTTACTGAAGACCAAACAATTACAAGAACATCTACAAGAACAACTGAAAGACAAGTTGGATACCACGACCCACTAGCACAAACATTCTTAATTGATGATGAAGGTGGTGTATTTTTAACTTCAGTAGACCTATTCTTTAGTTCAAAAGATAATAATATTCCCATTACGGTACAAATTAGAGATGTTGTAAATGGATATCCAGGTCAAAAAATATTACCATTTTCAGAAACAACTTTAAATCCAAGTGCTGTAAATGTAAGTTCAGATGCTACGACAGCAACTAAATTTACTTTTTCAAGTCCTGTTTATATACAAGACAATGTTGAATACTGTATTGTTGTATTAGCAAACTCACAAGAGTACAATGCTTATGTGGCAAGATTAGGTGAAACAAATTTAGGTTCTGATAGAACCATATCACAACAGCCATATGCTGGTGTATTATTTAAATCTCAAAACGGTTCAACTTGGACGGCTGACCAAAACGAAGATATGAAATTCTTGTTAAGAAGAGCCGAGTTTAGTCAAGTTACAGGTACAGTTACATTAACAAATGACACTTTACCTGCAAGAACACTTAAAAATAATCCTATTAGAACAACAAATGGTTCTGGTGTAATTAGAGTATTCCATCCAAATCACGGAATGCACGGTACAGATAACAATGTTACAATTGCTGGTGTAGCAAGTGGTACTTACAATGGTATTACTTCGGCACAAATTAATACAACATATACAAGTATTTCAAATGTAACTTTAGATAGTTATGATGTTACAACTGCTGGTACAGCAACGGCCACTGGAGATGTAGGTGGTGCAACAGTAACCGCTACACAAAACAGAGCATTTGATGTCTTAAACCTTGGTGGTATTCAAACTATGTTAGTACCAGGAACAAATATAGATTACTATGTAAGACCAACAACTGGTAAATCTATTCACGGTTCTGAGTCAGAATTTAGTTTAACTTCATTTGCTAATAAACTTGCTGTTGTAAATAATGATAATATTTTCTTTACAACACCACAAATTGTTGCAAGTGAAATTAATGAAACAAATGAAATGTCAGGTGCTAAATCATTCTACACAATTTTAGAGTTATCAACAACAAACACAAAATTATCACCTGTATTAGATACTCAAAGAATGAGTGCCTTTACAATTCAAAACAGATTAAATAATCCTACTGTAAGTAATACACCAAACTTTGTTGCTGATACAGCTGCAACAGGTTCATCAACTGCTGCTGTGTACTTAACAAAACCAATTGTATTAGAAAATGCTTCAACAGCACTAGATATAAGATTAACAGCAAATATTCGTTCAAGTTCTGAAGTTGAAATGTATTATAGAGTTACAGGTCCAGAAGATGAAAGAAATATTGAAGATTTAGATTACACACCATTTAATTCAGATGGAAGTCCAGATGTTGCAATTACTCCTGCTGAAGATGATTCAACATTTAAAGAATACAAATATTCAGCAACTAATATACACGACTTTACATCATTCCAATTAAAAATTGTAATGAAAGGAAGTATATCATCATATCCACCTATTTTAAGAGATATGAGAGGTATTGCATTGGCGGTCTAATATGAGTAGATTAAAAGTACAAGGATATTCAAATTTAGAAAGAGATACAAACTCTAACGCAATTGTAAACACAAATGCTTCTGAATATCAAATTTATATGAAAAGACACAAAATGAGAGAAAAACAAAGTGATGAATTAAGAAATACTGTAAAGGAAATAAATAGTTTAAAGTCTGAATTATTTGAAATCAAAAAATTATTAAAAGAGGTAATTAACAAGTAAAATGGCCGCAAGAACCGTAGCATTAACAGATACACTCGAAACGTTTAGAACGACCTTTAATAGTCTTTCTACAACGGATATAGGTGATCCAGCGACACTTACTACGACTGCTACTGATTTAGTCGGTGCAATCAATGAAGTGTCTGCTTCTCACTATTCTGGTTTTACAATCGTTGATAGTTCTTCATCTACAACTCAAAGTATTGCTGGTGGTGATACTATCACTTTTACTGGAGATTCTAATATAACGGCGGCTGTGAGTGCTACAGACACGGTTACCTTTACACTTAACTCTACAATAACAGGTTTGACAAGTATTACATCTACAACTTTTACAGATGGTACATTAACAATTAACAGTGGTTCTATAACAGGTGCCGTAAATGTTACAGGTTCTGGTACTGCTAATTTTACAACAGACATACAAGTAAATAGTGTTTCTGTTGCAACACAACCTTTTGCTATTGCTCA